GAGATGATACTTCACCAATTCGACCTGACAAGGATAGTTAGATGCTCTCATTACACAAACTCCTTTGCCCATCGTTGGGCAGTCTCGAAGTCTGGAGCATACTCCAGCATGGCTCCAAGAGCCGCCTCCATTTCGAGGCGATCACGATGGATCTCGTACTCGATCTGAGCACTGAGGCTATCACACTCTGCCTCAAGCTCTTCGGTGCTCCACTCGTCCCAATTAAAGCGAGGACGAATGCCATTCAGTTCCTTGTATCGGTCTGAGATATAACCAACAAGATCGTCACGGTTCCAAGTAGTTGTCATAATATAAGCCCTCACAGCTTGTTTTTTCAGTTTATAAGTACATTATACAGGGTACTTTAGCAAATGTCAAGCATTATTTTAACTTTTTTTGCTTTTTTTCGCCCAATAGAATCAATGACTTACAACTCAATTTCATATAACCATTATAGCTAATTATAGACAGGCTGTCAAGTATTTAAATCTGAATAAAAACAATAACTTAGAATCTTCACCAGACGCTCTGGATTGCGGCACCTTAGCCGTCAATTATAATGAAGGAAGCATAACTACCAGCAGGACGCTCTATTCTGGCGTCAAATCCTTCTCTGGCCAAGTGTTCTACGAGCCAGTCTGGGTTGTATATAGTGATAATGTGCCTAGAATCATATTCTTGTAAAGCCGTCTGTCCAGTGACCACCAAATTGTTGTCAAATAGAGAGAAGGTAGAGGTACAGTTTGCTATGTCGGGCCTGAAGTCTACGCATTCTCCATACTCCTGAACTCGTCTCTGCCAGAACCAGTTTGTTAATACTTTGTCTTCGGTTGTGATAATACTGATGGCGATTTTCTTAGGACCTAATGTCTTCATCCATTGTAGGGTGATAATAAGGTCTAGAAAATCTGAGTGACTGAAAACGCTATATGAAAAAATGTAATCAACGCTTCCGTTTCTTAGGATGGGATAGTCGGCATGATAGTCACCGTCGTGATTATATGCCCAGTTGTATCTATTGAACTTTAGAAACTCTGCTTTAGGAAAATCTTCCTTTCCTATCCTCAATGCTTCTTTGTCTAGATCGATACAGGTGTAGTTTTCTTCTTTTATCTTTCCTTCAGAAAAGAAAAGGAGATTCGCAGTATTACCACCGTAGTCTAATACATTCGAATCTCCAACTTCTCCGAAAATATTTTCGAACATCGGATATCTATTGTGTTGTTCTTCTCTCGTATACAAATTGTTCCACATAATATAAACTCAATTTTATCTAGATATTTCTTCCCAATCCATTCCGCCAAAGACTTCTTCTGAGTCTGTGGCGGCAGTAACTTCTAATACAAGGGGTTCACCTGTTCCTGTGAATGAGTTTCTTTCTAATTGAAACTTGAACAAGTCCGATTTAGGTATCGTGATAGTAGGAGTACTTTGATTAGAAGAGTTAAAGAATCCAGAAGACACGACATGTCCCCCAGATGATGCTGTTCCTATAAGTGTATATTCAACAGAAGAATCTGTCCCTGCGCTTGTCCAAGAAGCAGTTGTTACAGTTCCACCTTGTCTTAGTCTCCAGTGAAAGTTAATCCCGTTGCCTACGCCGACCAAAGAAATATTACTTAGAATAACTATAGCATCTAATCTGTCAGGCGAGGCTTTTAGTCTTATGGCAGCTACAGGATAATAAGTTCCAGCATCAGCCAGTGCTTTAGCAGCAGTAATAGGAGTATTTATGGCAGACTGTTCTCCAGATAGTTGATATCCACCTTCTGATATAACAGTCGAACAGATTTGCTTTGCTGTGCTCGCTGATACAGTTATGCCCGTGTTGGTGAGTTCCTGTCTCAAAGGAAGCGAGGCAGTTGTCATGTAAGTTCCTGCCACTTCATTTGCGTGATGGAATACATGTGCAACGACAAACTTGCCATCAATAACAAAGCCTGATCTCACTGAACCTACGCCAAGCCATTCTATATCCATCCAAAAGATTTGAGCCTTAGAAATGTCTAATGTCTCGCCCGATGGACCAGTGCCGTCAAGACTATCATAACTCCAACTGTCTTGGGCGATTTCTGTGTCTACCACTGAACCTGAGATAGAACTACGCTTGACAATGCTTAGTGTGCTATCAGTTTGCTCTAAGAATATACCGTTCTCTGTACCAAAATAACCTACTCTCTGTCTTAGATTTTCTTGAGCAGGAGCAAAAACAAAAGTTGTCATAATCAACAACGACTTGCCAGGTTGATATGCCATCACTCTTTTAGATTCACGAATGATTTCATCGCCGCTTGCAGTATCGATTGTTAAATCAATTAGACCCTCATCTGCATTGTGCGCTGAAGAGGCAGTGCCGCTAGTAGATTCATGCCATTTGTCGTTATCAACATAACGATGGCTAGAATCAAATAGAGTTAATGGATTAGAGGTTCTAGTTCTACCGAACGCATCAGATCCAGTGCTTGTGGCAGATGCGGACATTGTAACTGGAAATGGATTTTCATGTGTAACAACTTGACCATCCTTGGTCGCAATCATTGGAACTTCAAAGATTGTTTTGTCATGTCCGTGAGGACCAAATGTTTGTGTGTTCTTATTGAAGTTCGCCATTATATTGCCTTATTGTGATTTCTTACTAATAGCATCAGCACCAAAGAAAGCGGACACCAATACTGCAATTGAAGCAAAGTATGTAGGAGCAATATCAGCAATCAATTGTGCTGCTTGTTCCATGCCCAACAATGAAGTAAGAGCAATACCAATAGGATATACTAAAAGTCCACATAGAGAGAACCAAGCCATCTTACGAATAGCATCTCTCTGGGCATCTTTATCTTCGAGTTCTTTGCGTCTGAACTCCATGTACATTTCGTGTTCTTTTTCACTGACTTGACCATCGCCATTTGTATCGGCAGGATGAAATTGTGGTTTTTCTTCTTCAGCCATAGTGAGACCTCCCTTTCTCACTATTTATAAACTTTAGAATTTGATTCCATCGAAGTCAGTTTTTATATTTTTCCTGTCGAACACTGGTGTATCATCGTATTTGGATGCGCCTGAGTCAGTTAGACCTGCTTGCGAATCTTCTAAGTCAAACAGTTTCATTCTTGCCCTGTCAACACCAATCATGAATCGCTTGTTAGTTGTAGGATCAGCATAACGATTCTTCAATTGCTTCACCATGATTTGACCTAACTGTTCTAACTCTTCTGTACTGATAAGAGCGAGCATCAAGTCAGCAGTAGCAGGAAGACCGAAAGACTCTGAAGTATCTGTCAACTCAACATCTGAATTGTTGTAACCGCCACGAGTAGTCTGTGTCGCAGTGACAATGGGAACGTCAAACTCTACTGCGAGACCTCGAAGTTCTTCTGCAATGGACTTAATAATAGTGTAAGAATTTGCGCTAGACCCAGCACGAAAGCGACTGCTAGTACAAATATTGAGATAATCAACGAATATAATGTCAGGCCTAAAATTTCTCTTGAGCTTAAGTTCATTGAGAAGGGACTTAAAATGGCCTGCGTGAGCCGATGCTGTCGGATACTCTTTAACAATGAGCCTACCTTGAATTTTTTCATTTAGTTTACTAATCCTATCATCAAACATACTTTTAGATAAATCTTTCAACTGACCAATAGGCAAGTTCATCAGATTCGCATCGATTCTTTCTGCAATTCGTTCTTCAGACATCTCTAATGTTATATATAACGCATTCTTACCTGCTGCGATATTCGCTGCTGCCATGTGACACATGAACAACGATTTACCAACACCAGTACCTGCGAGTGCTACATTGAGTGTCTTATTTGACAAACCACCGTTTGTGATCTTGTTGAACATTTCAAGATCAAAGGGCAGTTTCTCTTCTAGTCGATGATAGAAATCAAATCGCTCATCAGCATTTTCGATGTAGTCATGACCTACATTGTTATCAAAGCCTACGCTCAATGCTTCTGATAGAATACTAGGCATCGCATCTTTGCTGAGGTCTTTGTTTCTACCATCAAGAATGCTGATACTTTCCATCACGGCATTGTACAGTGCTTTGTCTTTACAAAACTTTTCAGTCTCGTCCAGAAGCCATTGGCTGTCTGCATCTTCTGTGTCTAGTGTTTCAACGATAGCCTGTATTTCACTGAATTCACTTTCAGTAACAGCTTTATCGTCTGTCACCGCAATCATAAGAGCTTGCTTCGAAGGCGCAGCGTTATAAGTTTCAGTGTGTGTTGCTATCTTGTTGAAGACTATTCTGTCCTCGTTTCTAGAAAAATATTCAGGCTTGAGAAAAGGAATAACCTTCCTCAAATACTCTTCATTGTAACAAAGATTAGATAAAATAATTTGTTCTATTGATTGTTGCAAAGGTCTTCCTTAATAAATTCTTCACGGATTGTTTCTACACATGCCTCACACAGATACAATTCTTCCGTATCTGTGTGAAAGCACACTGCTGCATCGTTTTCGTAAATCGTTGATTGACAACGATCACATGCGCCTTTAGTCTTCAATCGCTTCGTAAACATCTGCAATATCTTCCTCTGTGATTTCTTCTTTCATGATACCATCTGAACTTGAGATTGTGTATCGCTTTGAAATCCAGTCGATGAATGTTTGATCTGACAGAATAGGCAACCAGAAATCTTTCTTGTATGTATCAGTCTTTCGTGCTTTTGGTTCTATTGCTTCGCCAGTAGACATATCAACTCTCTGATACCAACCGTTGCTTGGCTTGATAACATGACCTGATTCCATTGCCATGTCAAGAAGTCCTGACCACTTGCTGATACCACCTTCGAATGATACTTCAACAGGAATCTTAGACTTCTCACGAACGAAACGAGACTTCTCAACATTGATAATGAAGTTATAGCCTGTCAAGTCTTGACCAGTCTTTTCTTGCTGACGACCAATGATGTAGATGTTATCTGCTGAGTAGTAGATGCCTGTACCACCTGATACGACTGCCTTACTGAACATTTCCATAGTCTGATAAGTGTGATTCACAACTACCATAGGAATGTCTTTGATTGTCAAATGAGGAGTAACCATTCGGAACAACGACTTCATCTGCTTTGCTCGTGTCATGTCTGCT